CAGTGTCAAGTCCTTGACGTTGCCAATAAGATCCCAAACAGGAACGGAATAGGTGCCGGTGTTCCGATAAAGCTTTGCGTTTTGGCTCAGTACGTGTGCCATTTATATGGTCCCCTTATAGCGGATGGAAATGGTTGTCTGTAGGACGCCATCTTCGGCCACCCGGTTAGGGTCGAATGGCTCCAATTGCTCGATCTCATGAACGTATAGCCCAGCCAGGTTATTGGCCGCTAAGCGATCCATTAGCTCCTGGCAGAGCGTCAAAAACTGTCCAGTCTTAGTCTCCTGCGCTGCTTCAGTCCCGCTGCAATCAGTACGAAGGACTACACCAACGGTATAGATCTTCGTCCAAAGATTGCTACGGCTAAGGAGTTCGCGGGATTGTTCGGCACTGTGTACCGTGACATCCCATCCAGTAAGTACATCCCGATCGTAGATCGGAACTAGCTTCTTAGCGGTCGTCACTGTCTGGCTGTACGTCCCGCCCTGGATGAGCGAGACAACAGCGTCAACTAGATCCACTGGCAAGGGCATTAGGTTTCCTTTGTGTGGATCCTCAAAGTCTGCATCGTCTGGTCTTGGTATCGCCAGGCAGCCTCACCACCTACCGAAAGAACCTTGTAAATCTTGGCCCCTTCAGTGATCTGATCGCCTCGCTGAGGAGTAATCACAACGCCACCGATCTTTAGCTCCGAGGCAAGCAAGATGTAATCGCGGCTCTTGATCTGCTCGATCACCGATCCATCCTGCGTGACATCATGAACCGACCGGCCAGGGACAGCCCTGGAAATCGTCACAGACGAAGCACCGCGGGTATAGGTGATCGACACGCCATGTATTGAGCGTGCGGCCTTATGTGCGGCGATTACTGCGGATTCCAGGGCTGTTGGCATTGCGTTACCTCAGTGGACTAGGATCAGGTCAACAGGGTTTCGGTGCTGTTGATCTGATCCGTCACAACAATCGGCACACCGAACGATTCCGAGGGGAACGGTGCCGGTGCTCCAGTTGGGTTGGTCGCCGTCCGGCTGGACTGCAACTGACGATGCGATCGTCGGTTCATCACGATGTAGTTAGGACCACGGGAAGCAGGGAACTTTTCCAAAGCCTGAGCAATCAGGCTATCGGTCAATCCCTTACCAGAGTCGGCAGTCAGGTTGGCGATGCGGACAACGCTGTAGATCGATCCAACCTTCAGACCACACCAACCAACGATTGGGTGGTAGTAAGCTGGGAAGCGACCAGCAACCGAGCCAGCTCGCTCAACGATCTGCCGTTCGCCAATGGAAATAACACCCTGCTGTCCCCAGAGAACCTGGCAGTCAGCATCGCCGGTGCGAACCAGATACACCGAAGAACCAGTGGAAGCAGTCGTTCCACCAGCACCGACCACCTGGGCGTCTGCAAGCTGATTCAGGTTGGACTGGCCGGCAAAGCCAGCAAACCCCCCAGCATCGTTTCCGGTGCCGTAGAAAATCTGCTGCTCAACTTCGGCCATCGCCTGTCGCATGTGGGCGAGTGCTTCGATCCCCATCATGTGCTCAAGGCCACGCTCATCAGCGGTCGCTGCGGCAATGTCAACGGCGAACGAAGCATCGAGCACCTTGAGGTCCAGCGTCACGCTGGTATAGGTGCCCTTCTTGTTTTCGATCCCGTCATTGACATCACGGAATCCAACCGCTGGATTAGCAATGATCTTGGAATACTTGAACGTGTTGCCCAGCACGGTACGCGCGGCGAGCACGCTTAGGAATGGTGCATCGTCCAGAACATCGGACACCAAGATGTCCATGTCGGTTTTGTTGAAATGAGCAACATCGGTTGTCGTCAGGTAGCTATCAGCCATAATTCACAGTCTCCGTTTTGGTTGCGTTGGTAAAAATCAGTTCGAGCGAGGAGCGAACGCCCCAGCCCATCGAATCGCCTTGTCATCAGCACCAGCCTTGGCAAGCTTAGCCTTTCGCTCTGCTGCTTCGATCTGGGCTGCGGTCAATTCCTTGCCAGCAGGTGCAGCGCTCAGTGGCTGCTCCTCGCCAAGCTTCCCCTCGATCGCTGCAAGCTTCGCGGTCAGCTCATCCACCTGGGATTGCAGCTTCGCATTAGCTTCGCCAATCTCGCCATTAACGATCGACAGGCATTCCTGCATCGTCTTTCCCTCAAGGAACCACTTGGCCCCCCGATCACCAAACGCAACCAAGAACGGTTGCGCAGCTTCCAGGCTCATCGCAGCGGGTGCAGGTGCCACAGGTGCGGCCTGTTCCTGCTGCTGAGTCTCAACAGCGTTGTCCGCTGCATCAGCCATAACATCTTCTCCGTAGTGAAGCGACAGAAAACCAAGTAGTCTTTCAACTACTTCCCTTTTCGGAACACCCGAAAAGTGAGTCTCAATCAGCGAGCTAACAACCGGTGCCAAATCTCGCTTGTCATAAAGATCAAATAGCCCGCCACGGGTCGCGGCTGGCTCATCAACAAAGTCAACAGCCCTCAGCCCCTTGATCCTCAAGGGTGCTTTTTCGCCAGGCTTGAGGGATTCCAAAGCGGCTAGCATCTCATCCGAGAAGTCAGCCACAATCGACAATCCAAACGTCTCGGAATCCTCTTGGGCAAGCTCCAGGAGGTACGCCCCCTGCTGGCCCTTTGGACTGTTATCACTTGCCGAAAGCATCGTGAAATCTGCGTAGACAGCGTTTCCCTCGACGCGGAAATTCCGTGCCCTTGCAACTGTGGTCCCGAGGCCATCGCTCGACATATGCGGATGTGTCCAGCGTGCTTTGATTCCACGGGTTGCACCGTTGCCGATGTCCGCGACCTGCTGGAGCGTGACAGCATCAACGATGATTGGCCGAGAGTCGTTTAGCTCCCCAGCCTCGATAACCTTAGCTCGCTTGATGGTTCGGCCATCAACACCGCTCGCCGGTGCTTTGGCTGGCTGGCTACGAAACATCGTCAGACGGCTGTTGCCCATTGTCTTCTCCTTCTGTTTCGGTGGTCTCTTCCGGAACGTCTGGCTCAGCCATCACTGGGACAGTAACCAGCCCTTCGGTCGATTCGTCAAAGCCGTACTGGGTGAGGTAGTCCCGCTCCTCGGCTAGCTTGCGGACAACATCCCGCCAATCGTCGCCATACTTCTCACGGCGGATCTCGGAGCGAGTGCGTAGCTTGCCTTCGACGGCCATCAAGTCGCCTGTAATCTCTTGCTCGGGATTCCAATAGGGCACACCCGCCGGGATCCAATCCCAATAGATTTGATCGATCTGCTGTACGCCCGCAGGCATCGAAAGAATCCCCGCAGCCATCCACTGCTGAATCTTCCAGACGGTGATGCGGTCCAGCATCTCCTTCAAGTCTTCTCGCTTCGATTTGCAAGCCTGCTGATACTGGATAAGAGCAGCGCGGGAACCAAAGAAATTGGTGTACGCTTCATCGTAGAACGACCAGGGAATATCAAGGCTCTTTAGAGCGGCTTGCAGGCTCAGCGTTAGAAACGCTTGGAACTCTGTTGACGGATGGCGGGACTCCAGGAACTCAGCCTTGTCACCTGGGTCAAGTTCAAGCTTGACGGGACCACGGCCAAGGTCCACCTTGTATTCGTCACCGTATAGCTCCGCGTCGTCGTCTGCCATTTCGCGCGTAATGGCAAGGGCGAAGAGCTGGGTAATCTTAGCTTTGGCCCTGGCGTAGTCAGTAACCTCCAGGCTGTCCTGAAATGATGCGATCGCAGATGTAAGTGGGCTTACTCCACGCACCTGGTCGAACGAGTCGAAGTATGCAAGTTGAATTACGTTGCCCGCGCTGATGTCACGCTCAAAGGTGTACTGGCCATCAAGCGATCTTGACCACACTGCAACGCGGTTCATCGATCCGCCAGCACCAACTTTGATACCGTGGACCCAGTTATACATTGGGTCAACGCGGTTATCAGGCGAGCGAACTCGATCGCCCTCGATAGCCTGCAAGCGGCCATCACGAAGCTTGACTAGAAACACATCGCCATCAAGCACCCTGCGCATCTCAGCCAGGCGAACCATGCGGCGTAGCGAGTGACGGCCTGCGATATCGCAATTGATGGGCCTGTTGTACCAGTTCATGAGCGCCTCAAGGCGTTCATTGAAAACTGGGTCGTCAGTGTTAGCCTGAAATGTAAACGTCGAAACGTAGTCCAGGTGCTTGCGGATAGCCCAAGCCGCGACGCTAAAATTGCGGTTTAGCTCCCTGGCACCCTCGATTACCCTGCGTCGCTTCTGCGAATCTAGCAAGGCATCGCTAGACTGGATCCGCGTCCCTGGGTCGCGTCGCTGCTGGTTCGGTTCGGCTGCAATGTACCGCCCGAAACGGGTTAGCCAATTGGTCGCGGCGTTGCGTGCTTCTTTAATCATGAGCGTTCCCCAGATTAAAGTTGCTCATCCGCGATCTGGTGCGACTGTATCGGGTGACTTCCTTCCGCCAATACTGAAGCTCTTTCATCGCCTGCGAGCGATCGAAATCGACGCTCGTTCCGTCAACGGATACGCTGACGATCCCAGCACCGGAGGCGATCTGGGTTTCCAGAGAATCCACCATTGATTTGGCGAATTCCAATTTGCGATTACGCTCAGAAAAGTCTGCATTGCTCATGCAAACATAAAAGCAGAATTCAGACGATTTTCGCCCGAGTTACCTAACAGATTCTGACTATTTTGGTGAGATTGGACCAACTTCACGCAAAATAGATGGCTGGTTGCAGAATTTGCAACTCACCCGGAAACGCCTAATCTCCTGATTCAGTTCAGGGTAGGTGGCGTGATAGTGTGCCCCCTGCTGCTTTAGTAGCCCGCCACACTTACCACAGTGCGGGCAGCATGGAACCTCGTAGGAAACGGTCGGTGGCTTCTTGCGTGGTGGCTGGTTCATAGGTAGTCAACGCTCCCGCGATGTCGCTTCCTTGGTGCTTCCTGCTGTGGCTGATTGGTGGCTGGTGGCTGATCGCCCGTTGTCACCTGTGGCATCTGTGCGGCTGATCTACGTCGCTTCGGCCCCGCGTCGCTGGGCAATCTGCAACCTTCCACCGAGGCGGCGACACAGCACCCAACCAGGCAGTCTAGCCAGTGGTTGTCAGGCCTGTCCGCCTTGATTTTCCATTCATCAACAGTTCTACCGCGTCCCTCAGTCCTTACCGGGAACTCTGCGCGTAGGTGCTTTGCGATCGTCTCATGCTCGATCCCGCTAGCCTGGTACAGCGTGAGACTGCCAGGTGTACCGGGTTCGGTGGACAGGCGGGAATGGAGGAACGATTTCCACCAATTGGCATCAAATAGAACGTGACGGATTGGGCTGTCTTTAGCTCGATCAATTCGCCAATGCTGACCAACTGCCCTACCAAGCCTGCGGGTGTGGTTCGCGTTCAGTGGCTCGTTCGATGCACCGATCCCCTTGCCGTGGCTAGGGTAGATCGACCCTTTATGGGTTGATCGCTGGCAATGCTGGTAAACGATGTTGCGAGACAGCCCCCAGTTGGCGTCAATCAGCATCCGATTGATTGCAAGTTCCAGCCCGTCCTCAGTTTTCCATACTCGGCTGAATAAATCCTTTTCGATTGCTGCCAGTGCTTTGGCAATCTTAGATTCGAGCGATTCGCCCGGGAACTGCTTCGTGAAATTGTTTCGCACTCCAGTCATTCGGAAATTCGTCGTTCGCTGATTTGGCCAGGCTCCGTACTCGATAACAGTCCCTGTCATATCGTGACGCCAGGCTGTCACAGCGTAGAAAAGGATCTCTTGCTGAACGTCAACCATTGCGACCAGTTTGGTTGTGTTCGCTGGTGCTGTCCCTTTTGGGGTGTGGCCCATCCGCTTAGCGAGTGCGGTTTCGCTGAGCATCGTATCATCAGCCCGCAATTCCATCGGCTGATTCTGGTACTCCGCAAAAAATGCTCCTTCATCGCGGAAGTAAAGGTTCATTGCGTTTTGGATGGCGGATAACTCATCCTCGTTGAATCGATCCTCCCAAGCGGCGCGGGCTCCCCTGTCCATTTCCTCCCGGTTGTCACGGTAGAACTCCGTGGCCTCGGTGGTATCTGTCCCGTTACGGAAGCACGCTTCCCGGATCTCTTGGTATCTTTGCCAAAGATCCATCTTCTCCGGCATACCATAGAGCAACTGGGTTCGCTCTCCGTGCCACTCAGGTGACACCTGACGGTCTAGCGATTGGTCCGCCATGTCGCCACGCTGAATGACTGTGCAAGGCATCACACCAGCGATCTTTACACCAGGGCCAGCGAGGCCCAAAATGTCTCCGTTGACGATGGCTAAGCGATCATCGTTTTGCGTTCCACTCTTGGCAGACTCTCTGGTTTGTGGGTCATCAAGGATCACGTAGTCAGGGCGGATAACCTCGCCATCTGGCGTCGTCTCCTGCTGTCCTCGAATGTCTCCAGTGATACCGCAGACTGATACCAGCGAGCCAGACGCCTGGCTACCCTCGATCGTTGGTAGCATGATATTATCGGCCAGCCATCGGATCGCGGTGTTCTTCCCCCGGTACGTTTGAGAATTCGCCCGAGCCGGTTTGCCATCTAGCAGAACGATCGGGTAACAGACTTCCGGGAAGTCGGCCAGTAGCAACGGATTGAACCTTAGCTCAGATTTGATACCGTTCAAAAGCTTTTGGGCTTTTGGCTCAGTGGCACCAACCAGGCAGACCCAGCGACGGAACCCGCAGAGCAGAGCCCAAGTAGCGGCGGTGATCGCAATTGTGGTTTTGCCGGAACCACGGGGCATCGCCATTGCGAATAGGCCACCAGCCTTGACGGTTGTTTCTATCCGCTCAAGGACTCTCAAGTGATCATCGGACCAACCAAGGTGGAACGCCGATGGTCGGTAAATCTCGCAGTAAGCGCGGAGGCTATCCATTGCCTCCTGCCTGCGGACTGGATCGCCAATGGGCGGAATCTCGCCAATGTCCGCAGCGGCTTTAGCCTGCTGGCGCATCCGCTCCGCCATCTTCTCCCGGTGGACGCGATACTGCTCAGCAAGCTTATCCTTGCGTTCGCTATTCATCGTCGCCATAGATTGATCCCAGCTCCACTGGGTCGCCGGTCACGGTATCAGGCAGATTGACGTACCAAGCTTTGTTCTCAGCGGCGCCGCGATAGACTTTGTAGCGACACCCGGGAAATAAGTTGGTGAACTGTGCGACACCGTTTGCATCGCTGGTCACGGTCCGCAGGCGGTTATCTAATGCCAAGCCCACCGAACCCTGAGCCAGTCCGACCAATTGCATGGTGATGGATACACCAGCCTCGACAACTCCCAGGTGACTGTAGCAGGTGTAGTATCCGGTAATCTGTGTTGCTGGGCTTGGCGTGATGCTAATCGCTGTCAGGCTGTAGCTAACGGTCTCATCGTCATCGACCACCAAAGAAGCGCCGGCAAAGGTTGCACCTGGCGAAGTGATTGAGACGGTCCAGGTTCCATCGTCAACGTTGAACGTGACTTGGCCGGAAGCGTTAGTAGATCCAACGTAGGTTTCAGCGGCTTTGGTCAGACGCACACTGGCACCTTCAACGGGCGATGCTGAGAGCGTCACAGTGACAACTACAGTTCGGGCACCGGTGCCAGTTCCGCCTCCACCACCTCCCGTGGTCCATGCTGCATCGCCACGGTCACGAATCGCCTGGGTCGAGTCGGTGGTGTGAGTGTAAGTGCCGCCAACGTCGCTTGGAGTCGTAATGCTTGCATCGCTCCGAAGCAATGCCCGGAAGAACCCAAGGATTGTGTTGACTCCAGTTCCAGTAAATGCCCCGATTCGTGCAAGGATCGACTGCGAAGACGCTTCAAGAGCAAGTCCATTCTGGATCTTGATTACTGCTGCTGCGGTTATCGCGTCTGCCGTCAGGCTGTCCGTCTGCGATGCGTGTAGATCCGCTGCAACATGACCAGCCCCGGCACCAGTGACCTTCACTGTTCGGTTATTGTTGTCGCTGATTAGCCATCGATCCCCAAAAGATCCGTCGGTGTATCCAGCGTTCGGGTCGGCATTTAGGATTGCGTCACGATTCTGGTTGGCGGTCGGGATGTCGCTGACTGCTGCTGGATTTGTCGGAAGGTTGTCGGTCTTTGCTTTGATCGCCGCTACTTCGGTATCGATGTATCCAGAAATCGTAGACAGAGTATTGTTGACAGTGACGAAAGATGCAGCGATGTCACTTGCATCTGCGGGATCGGATGGCAGATTGTCAGTCTTGGACTTAATCGCTGCGACTTCGGTGTCGATGTAGCCAGCAATCGTCGCCAGTGTATTGTTGACGGTGACGAAAGATGCTGAGATGTCGCTTGCGTCTGCGGGATCGCTTGGCAAATTGTCTGTCTTGGCCTTGATCGCTGCGACCTCAGTATCAATGTAAGAAGCAGCGGTATCGAGGCTAGCTTGCGTTGCCCTGCTTCCGATTGTCGCATCGATCCGAGACAAGCCAAACGCTGTAGCGTCTTGGTAGTCCACTGCGTCAAGCTCGATCTCAATGTCAACTGGGTGCATGTTTGCGGCACCACGCAAACAAACCTCGACGAATCTTGCACCGGCGGCCAATGCTGCATCCGGGATGCCGATCTCGTACCTGCCAGTCCTTGATCCACTCGCAACGATCCCACCACTGGTATATGTGCCGAGAGTCGCGGAAACAGGCGTTACGCTAGTCCAGGATGATTGGCCCTGCCTGCGATATTCAAACACTAGACCGCTGCTGGAATGAGTCACACCGGACAAGCCCGCGCCGGTCGTGCTCGACGTGTCATAGATAATGATCGGCAACGTGAACGATGCGATCCCGGCTGTGGTCTTTCGCTTCATTCCGCAAACCCTCCGCACATACCGGGTCTAAAAAACATTCCGCCCGCACCAGCCGAGTAAAAAGGCTGCTCAAACAATTGAAACACAAGCGAACGATAGAAAGCAGACGTCGCTACCGTCACGTTGGTTGATGTCCACGATGCGGCGTTGGCGTTGGTGTCGTGAGCCACACTCTCCCAGCCCGTGCCAGTGAGTACAGATCGATTAGTCATCCCGGTTGGCGCGGTCTCAAGTGCGTTTGTGTCCGATCTCTGAATTGCCAGCCCGATCATCCACTGGTCCGCATTCGTTCGATCGTTGGCAGATGCAATCGCTGGATAGTTGATGGTTGCCGTCGTTCCCGAGTTACCAGCACCGATCCCAGGGACCAAAACGTTTCCTGCGGTATTCGGACGATACACCAGAGCAATGAGCCCATCAGCGTTCGTCCAAGTCCCGCTAGTCTCGCTCGATGTTGTCGCCACCTTGTACGCTATTCGCCAGCCAGTCAAAGAGCCGCTAAGCGTCGCGAACCCGATCCAGCCAGTCGGCAACGATGGCACGGTCGTTGCGCCATCGTTAAAGGCGCTGATAATTATCGTATCGCCAGCCGCATGGGTGCCGATAGTAACGGTGTCGCCTGCGTTCGTCGCTGCGCTGATATAACTGATGGTCACAGGCTAGGCTCCGTCGATGGGTCGCCGTCCCATTGCAACATCGCTCGATTGTACTCGTTCCACCTTTCAGCACCTGCGGCTAGCTTGTCACGCTTGATGGCTCCAAGCTTTGCAGGATCCTCAGCCAGTCCTGCAAGCTCGCATGGGCTCGCCGGTCGCCGGCCAGCGTCGGCAATCCGAACCAATAGCGGGTGCCCAATTGCTCGCAGTTCAGCATTCAGGGTGGCGTCACCAATCGGCAACCCAGCACCACCAGCCTGGACAACAGCCCAACCCATCCCGATTCCCTCAAGGAAATTTATCAGGCTCGGCATGTTGATCTGGCCAATGACTGATGCGATCCCAAGGAGCGACCAGCGATCAGGATCGACGTAGGTTTTGCTCTTAGCGAGTGCAGCGGCTACCGCCTCCGATTCCGTCATCGTCTCCCAACCAGGCAGTTTCTCAACCAGTTGCCGGTAACTCATTTAGCGGGCTCCTTCCGTAGGGTGCAACTGGTTGACTCGCTCTTCCAGGCGAGCGACGGATTGATTTAACTTTAAGCGATCCTCATAGCATTCGTCAGACTGCTGAGCGCACTTCTCCAGATCCTTCCGCATGTCCTCGATCTGCTTTGCGTTCCTGGTCTCCTGCTGCTTCCACAATGCAGCAACAGCCCCAGCCATCGCAGCGACAACGGGACCAACGTATAAAGCGATTTCGCTTGCCATGCTTTTGCTGCTCATTCAATCACGATCAGAGGAGGAGAGTCGGGTAGGTCGATTTCTTCGAGTGTCATCACGGTAGGAAGCTTGGCCTTGTACCACCGCTCAAGCTCCTCGGCTGGGATGTTGTACATCGCCTTGCCACCCCAACTGGTGTTGTTGAGGATAAAGAACAACTTTCCGGAGCGATCATAGAAATGACCACTCCAACCCATGTTGTGAGCCCAACGGTTATTGGGATCCCTAGCATGGATCGGGAATCCGTCGGGGTGATCGCCTACTTTGCGGATCGCGATCATGCTACACATGAAAGCAGTTTTCATCTGCTTGCTGGATTCCAGATGCTGATCCACTGACTCGATCTTGACTGAGGCCAATAGGCGGTGGTCGCAGAACTGGCGAAGCTCTTCGATGAATTGCCAATTGCCGAACGCCCTGTAAAGCGATGGCTTGCCGATCGGCTCAGGTAGCATCCGCTCGCCATCAGCTCCCTGGCTCTTCAGAATCTCCAGCAGTTTCGGGGTGCTGCAATCGAGCACCCCATCCTTCATAAGCGATTCCGCCATTGGTTCGCAGTACAGGCCGTCGCTTCCCCGCATGTTGGCTCGCTTCCTTGCCATGCCGTAGCTTTGCGGCGCGTAAGGGGCGATCGAATCTACGCCAAACTCCGCTCGGCCAAGATACTCCTCCGCGTCTCCTCTTGCTGCGATCTGTGCAATCGCTCGCTGAACCCAGACGCGAAAGGTGTTCGATGCAACGCATGAGCCAATATCCTGAGGAAGCCAGTTAAACTTGCGACCTACGGTGATTTCCTCAAGCGTGTTGAGGCACATGCTGTTGTCAGCCATGCCCTTACGGGCCATAGCTTCAACCCATCGACGACGGATGCCAGGAAGGATGTCGTTGTTGGTTGGGCGAGAACGATACGCAACCGGCATATCAGCGGCGGCGCGTTCGTAGGTTTCGTTCTCGATGCGGATCATCTCCGCTTCCGTCAGGGTGCCATCACCCCAGCCCATCGGTCCTATTGCGTGTTCCAATCCGCTCATTGGCCCGCCTCCAGTCCAGAGGCAACACAGGACCAATACACCGCCAGCACGCCTTTACTAAGTGGCCAGCGTCCCTGAAGATCCTGGTTGATGCTTTCGAAGAGCGATCGCACTTTCGGACGATCAGATTCCGGGAGCATCCGGGTGAGTGCCTGAAGATCGACCGACATCAGATTGTTAGCGCCGGCAACTGTCAGCGTTGGGTCATTGGCGATGCGATCAGAGTAAGATCGATAGATCGCTGCGTACTCTTTGCGGCGAGGTACACCAGCAGCCCAACCGTTTACCCTTGATGCCAATCGATCGAAGTCAACCGGCAGGCTGTCAGGTGCTGGTGGTCCAGGTGGCACTGGTTCAGGTGTTACCTCCCCAAGCCTGACAACAGCCGAAGCGCGGGCGATGCCTCGCTCAGCATCGAACGCAATCGCCTCGACCAGGTACTCCCCAGGCTCTCCTGTCAGGATCAATTCCTGGGTTTCGTCGGTCCTGGCAATCTCGACGAGCTCGCCAGATTCGCTCCAGGTACGCCTGGCCGTAACGTCCCAGAATTTACAATCGGTGGTCAGTGCGATCAGTGCGGCTGGTCGCTTCGTGACTGTCGCGTCACCCTCGGCCAGAATGAAAGTCCCGTGGAGGTGTACGGGCTCAGCGGATTCAACGGCCAAAACCGTTTTGGGCGTAACGGTCAAGGTGAGCTGGCCGTACTGGCCGAGGGCGAGCGACGAGAAAAGACACCAGAGAATCGGAGCCAAAGCTTTCACGCTCAGACTCCAACCAAAAGCTTGAGGATAATCGGCAGGATGATCGGCAGGATCTCTTTGAGGAAGTTGGTCAGCCCATCCCAGTTGATCCCGTAGATGTCGTTTCCATCTGCGTCGGTGCTGTACGACACCGAGCCAGCGGGCAGGCTGCCTGGGTTGTCAGCATAAGCCTCGATCACTTCCTCGCAGCATTGGTCGTGCAGTTCCTGAAGCTTCGCCGGGAACAACCGAAGCATCCGCAAGCGAAGAACAGCACCAGGCTGGCCAGATTCCCGAGCAGCAACCAGCAACGCACGGTGGAACGATTGAACGTCGGCAGAAACGCGAAACATAGATAGATCCTCCTACGGAACATAAAGCAAAGTTCCGTGCCAAAGTGACAACCAAAATCCAAAAAGAATTTGGAAATTTTTCTAGCGGGAACTAAAGCAATAAAATTTCGCGTGTTTATGGC